CCAAAAGTATTCTAAACTGGACGCAGGATCGAAGAAGGTTGAAAGTGGATTGATCCCCACAAGTATGCTGGAGATTAAGAATGCTTTTGATGGGGGTGCATAGTTTCGACAGGGCAAAGAGTACCAGAGTGGACAGCACATCAGCAACGATGTAAAAAGAAGAAAACAAAGTAAACGCAAACGACTCACGTTTCGCATTAGCCGCCTAAACTCGGCTTAGGGTTTCGACAGGTTTCCTCGTAACAGAATAACCTGTCACTAACTTATGGAGAAATAATGAAAATAACTGATTCGAAAATAATCCCTGATGTTAAAATCATCAACCTTCCTGTCTATAGAGACAATCGTGGTTTCTTTACTGAAACATTTAGACCCGAAGTTGAAGAAGCCCTTGGCGTAAAATTTCTTCAAGACAATCAATCTGTATCACTCATGTATGTTCTAAGAGGCATCCATTTTCAATGGGATCAACCAATGGGTAAATTGGTTCGTGTCACTCATGGATATGGAATTGATGTTGCCGTTGATTTGCGAAAAGACTCTCCAACATATGGACAGTATCATGCTGAGTTGTTAGGACCAGAATCAAACAATCAGTTATGGGTGCCAACAGGCTTTGGTCATGCGTTTCTTTCTCTTTCACATAATACACACCTAATGTACAAATGCACCGCAGTACACAACCCTAAAGCAGAAGCCGCAATTAATCCATTTGATAAAGATTTGAATATCGATTGGCAAACAATTGATGAAATCAAAGACTTCATTCTATCAGACAAAGACAGAGCCGCAGGTTCTTTCGCAGATTATAAACTAAACCCAAAATTCTAATTATGAAAAATATTCTTATTGTTGGTGGCGCTGGCTATATTGGCACAAGACTCTCTAATCATCTGTTTGATTTGGGATATAAGATACACGTTATTGACAACTTTTGGTTTGGTGATAAACTGAACCCAAGTATTTCAAAAGAAAAGAAAAGTCTTTGGGATATCAAACCCGCAGAGTTGACTTCATATGATGCGATTATGTTTCTTGCTGGACTGTCTAATGATCCAATGGCGATGTTCAGACCAGACTTAAACTTTATTGAGAATTCTTCTGCACCAATGTATCTTGCATTCATTGCTAAAGAAGCAGGAGTAAAACGTTTTGTGTGTGCAAGTTCATGTAGCGTATATGGATTCACAAAGAATAAGACATTAAACGAAGGCAGTTTAGTTAAGCCAGCATATGCGTATGGTATTTCTAAACTACAATGTGAACGTGGCTTAGAGACATTAGAAGATGATAACTTTAAACCAATTGTATTCCGTAAAGGTACAGTTGGTGGATGGTCACCAAAGATGCGATATGACTTAGTTGTGAATACTATGTTAAAGAGTGCATTCACGACACAAAAGATTGTAGTTAACAATCCAAAGATTTGGCGCCCATTAATAGATATTCGTGATGTGATTCAAGGATATCAAAAGGCATTAGAAGCAGACTTGAATGTGTCTGGTGTTTATAATCTTTCTGGTGGTAATTTGACTATCGGACAATTGGGTGAAGCAATTCATGGAGAGTTGAGAAAAAGAGGATATGTTGTTGACTTAGTTATCAATGAAAACAATGATGTTCGTAATTACAAAGTTAGCACAGAGAAGATTGAAGATGAGTTAGGATTCAAGTCACAGTTTACCCCCCTAGATTCACTTGCTGAGATACTTGACAATATTGATCCATTGAGTTATAATTTCAATGATGATGATTATTCTAATATAACAACTTTTCAGAAAGTTTTGGGCAAATGAAAATACTATTGACTGGCGGGTCAGGACTTCTTGGTAGAAATTTAATTTCACATTTGAGTGAACATGAAGTCATTGCGCCTAGTAGTACCGAGTTAGACATTACCGATCCGTTGTCTTTCATACAATTTAAATGTGATTTGGTTATTCATTGTGCGGCTATTGCTAAGTTTGCTGACGCAGAAAAAAACCCGATTGGAACAATAGAAACTAATATTCAAGGTACATGTAACGCATTGAAACATGCGATGAACAAAGGTGCTAGATTTGTTTTCATATCGTCATCACACGTATTTGATGGCCAAAAAGGAAACTATAGCCATGATGATTTACCTAATCCACTTACACGATATGCAAAGTCTAAAGTAGCCGCTGAAATGGCAACTCAGATTTATGAAAAATCATTAGTCATACGAACAGAATTTTGTGATGTTGACTTTCCATTTGATACTGCATTCACAGATAAGTATTCATCTAAAGAGTACATAGATATTATTGCACCCAAGATTGCAGAGAAATGTTTAAGTGAACAAACGGGCATTTGTCACGTTGGTGGACCAAGACGTTCATTCTATGAGTTTGGACAGTTGAGAAACCCAAACGTGAAACCTGGATCAGTTGAAAATTTATTAAAGACAAGCACAGTACCTATATTGATAGATACAAGTTTAATTCAGAATTGAGGATATAATGACGGCAACAGTAATTTCACACATTTATAATGAAGAGTACATTCTCCCTTGGTGGTTAGAACATCACAAGAAAATTTTCGATCATGGTATCATTATCGATTATGCATCTACTGATAGGTCTCTTGAAATCATTAAAGAGATTTGCCCTACATGGGAAGTTGTGCAATCTAAGAATGCAGAATTCAATGCTATGGCAGTTGACGTTGAAGTATTAGAATACGAACGTAAGATTGAAGGCTGGCGCATTTGTTTGAACGTTACAGAATTCTTAGTTGGTGACTACAGCAAGTTTTTAGTTGATAGCATTAGATCAACGCAACATTTGATTCCAACAATTACGTTTTGGGATTGGAATCCAGATGGTGAGTTAGACAGAACTAAACTTCTATGGGAACAAAAGAAACAAGGTATTCATTATAAGACAGACTTCATGGCTCGCCGTGCTAGAAGTTTGCACAACGTGAAGACTATGACATATGATGTTGGTCGTCATTTTCCATCATTGAATAATGAAGAGATGATGATTTTTCATTATGCAAATTGTATTGCAAGTAAAGGTATGCTTGACAGAAGATTGCAGATTCAAACTAAAGTACCAGAACACGATAGAGTTCGAGGGTGGGGAAGCCATCACTATCATGGACCAAATGGTGTGATGACTGCTGAAACTTTAAAAGAATTGTGGAGTAAAGATTTACCTAAAGTGACAGATTGTAGTGAAGATATTATTCGATACACTAAAGAACCCGATGAAACATACGCATTAGACTTGGGATGCGGTGAGTATCCTAAGAATCCATTCAAAGCAAAACATTTATATGGTATTGATGTGAGAGATGACACTAAGAATAAAATCACAAAAGCAGATTTAGTTATTGAACCAATTCCCTTTATTGATAATTTCTTTGACTATGTGACTGCACACGATTTCATCGAACACATTCCTAGACTGATGTACAGTCCAAATCGTAGATATCCGTTCGTAGAATTGATGAGTGAGATTTGGCGAGTATTGAAAGTTGGAGGAAAATTTTATTCTAAGACTCCTGCATTCCCTCATGCGGCCGCCTTTTGGGATCCAACACATGTGAATATAATCACAGAACAGACATTTCCATTCTATTTCGACAATGAAAGAATGTGGGCTAAAGAAGTTTATGGCTTCAAAGGACAATTCAAAATCGAAAGTCAGACATGGGATGGACCGCATTTATTAAGCACATTAGTTAAGTGCTAAATAGATAACCCACTAAACATTTGTGGGTATTTTACACAACTCATTACACACACAGGAGGAAATATGAGTAAAACACCGTTTGAAATTCGCCTTGAGATTCTTGATATGGCGAAAGGGATCGTAATGGAAGACTATTACGCAAAGCAAAATTGGACTAGAGAGAAATGGGAGTTTGAATCAAGTGCCGCAAGAGACAAGGGCAGTGCTATACCAAACAGACCAGAGAATCCTCAGTTCCCATCTTCAGAAGACATACTGAAGAAAGCAAAGGAATTAAAAGCGTTTATTGATAACGCATAATTAGTTTGCAGGAGGGATACATTGTATCCCTCCGTTCAAAAAAGAAAGGAAAAATATGAAAGCACTATTAGCGGCTGTAGTATTTCTGTCAGCATTATTCTCTACACACAATGCTATTGCGACAGAGTTGCCAACATTTAAAGAGATTTCGGATGCGGCAATGGCACCGAAAAATTCTAGCAAATCAGACCTGTATTGGATGGCAATGAACATCTATTATGAAGCAGGTAGCGAACCTCTAATCGGTAAAATTGCAGTCGGTGCAGTTACACTCAATCGATTAAAGGATAGTAGATTTCCCAAAAATATTCGTGATGTTGTGACAGAACCACAACAGTTTTCATGGTATAATAGCAAAATTGCAAGCACACCACCATCAAACAATAAAAAATGGAAAGAATCTTATGAAGTAGCCAAGATGCTATTGACAAAGACAATAGGTAGTGATATAATTAAACTCTTAGAGGGCGCAACACACTTTCATGCTATTGATATTAAACCATCATGGGTTGGAAGAGTAACGAAAGTTGCGACTATCGAAGGACATGTTTTTTATAGAATGTAAAGGTGATTTAAAATGAATATTATGCGTACTAAAATTGAAATGAAGACTTATCAACGTAAGAATGGTTATCCATTGTCTTACTATGCTTCTGAAACAGATTTAAAGAATCCCAAGTTTCGTTCTGCTAGTCCTGCCAGTAAAGTAACAGAATACGGAACGTTTCGCAACGGTCGAATTACTTCAATGAGAGTATATACTAATGAGTCTTAAGATTCTAACACAGAAAGAATTTGAAGCAGAGATAAAGCAAATTCAAATTAAAAAGCATCCTATCACAATGATAGATGCTATTATTGAATATTGTACAGAAAAAAATATTGAAGTTGAAACAGCCGCAACATTAATTACTCCTCGTATGAAATCTTCTATTGAAGGCGAAGCGATGAAGTTAAAGATGATTGCACCAAAAGCAAGATTACCTATTGAGGTCGAAGACTGATGAAGATGGATGCTATAGACGCATACAAGGTTTACTTAGGAGTTAAAAATCACTTCACGCAAGATAGCTACGATTGGTTCAAGTACAACAAGAAAGTCAATGTCACATACGATTCGTTTTTGAAACGTAAAGACAAAATCTTTTTTGCTAAACTTGGTAATCGTAAAGATGCTTACTTAGAAGAGTTTTTAGTTTCTAACTTTCTGCACGACACAAAAATGTGGGTAGGTGAACTTCTGTCTGAAGAATGTGAAGAACGTTACAAAGAATGGAAACGCAAACAAGAATCTTTGACGTATGTATTTAAGAATGAGATGGATTTTATTTCTGGTTGGAAGCCAGACGAACTGAATGAATTTTTTAATGCTAAAGGTGGTGACCATCCACCAATCATAAAGAAATACTTAAGAGGAGAAATCAGTCTGGAGACATTGGCAATACTTAATTCGCTATTGCATTTTGTCAAAAGGTATGATACAATGATACATGATCCAATCTACAAAGAGGTAAGCAAATTATGCAAAAAGTACCAGCCCTTTTTAAATTACGATACGGCAAAGATGAAAAAGTCACTCAGAGAGTTAGTAGTGACGTAATGGTGTCGGTAGTAATCCGTAAACCTAAGAAGGTTTGCAGACTATTGACACCTTCAGAGAATTATGATAGACTATATACTATAGTAGATTATGATAAAAGTGGACAAGCAAAACATACATTTAATACTTAACATACAAGGAATATACTAATATGGCATCAACATCATTTGCAGATTTGAAAAAGTCACGCACCAAAGATTTGGAAAAACTCACAGACGCAGTTTCCAAACTCACAAATAAAGAAGAGGGTAAGAAGTCTTATGAAGACCTCCGCTTCTGGAAACCCACAGTAGACAAAGCAGGTAACGGTTTCGCAACGATCCGTTTTCTTCCCGCACCCGCAGGCGAAGATGTACCTTGGGTTCAAGTTTTCAATCATTCATTCCAAGGTCCTGGTGGATGGTACATTGAAA